TTATTTAATAATATATAAAATGGCAATAAGAATTAGACGTGGCACGAATGCCGATAGAATAACGGTTGTATTAGAAAGTGGCGAGGTCGCTTATACAACTGATACTAAAATGTTTTATATCGGTGATGGCACTACTTTAGGTGGCACTTTAATCGGACCAGGTGCAGCGGGTGCTGTTACTTGGGGTGCTATAACAGGAACGTTAGCAAGTCAAACCGATTTGAATACAGCATTAGGAACTAAAGTAACTGGCAATACAGCTATAACGGGAGCAACTAAAACTAAAATCACTTATGATTCAAAAGGTTTAGTAACTGTAGGGGCGGATGCAACAACAGCGGATATAGCAGCAAGTACAAATAAAAATTATGTAACCGATGCTCAACAAACAGTTATAACAAATACAAGCGGTACAAATAGCGGAAATCAAACATTAGCAAATACTTCAGATGCAACTTCACATACAGCAACTTTATCAGCTACAGGTGGAAGTATAAAATTAGTTGAAGGTAGTGGAATAACTTTAACAACTACAGGAACTGGAGCAGATGGAATAATTACTATTGCTTCAACGGGTGGCGGTGGAACGGTTACAAGTGTAGCTGCATTAACTTTAGGAACTAGTGGAACTGATTTAAGTTCATCGGTAGCAACTGGCACAACAACACCAGTAATAACTTTAAACGTTCCCGATGCAAGTGCAACGGCAAGGGGTGTGATTTCAACAAGTCCACAAACTATAGCTGGAGACAAAACTTTTACAGGAACGACTTCGGGAATAACAAAATCAATGGTTGGATTAAACAATGTTGATAATACAAGTGATATAAGTAAACCAGTTTCAACAGCAACTCAAACAGCATTAAATTTAAAACAAGATACTTTAACATTAACAACAACAGGCACAAGTGGAGCTGCAACATTAGTTGGAGCAACTTTAAACGTTCCACAATATTCAGGTGGCACTCCTTCAGGAACTGCTGGTGGTGATCTAAATGGTACTTATCCGAATCCAACAGTTGACGGAATCCATGGAATTGATATGCAATCAGGAACCCCTTCAGCAAATGATGTTTGGGTTTATGGCGGTTCTCCAGCTAAATGGCAACATCAACAATTAAATAATAATCAAATAGTAAATGGATCTAATTATATTACTTTAACTAGTTTAAGTTTTGTTGCTGGTTCGGGTGCATATAATAATACAACAGGAGCTATAACTATTCCAACTAATAATACTCAATTAACTAATGGTTCTAATTATATTACTTTAGGCTCTTTAAGTGGTACAAGTCCGGTAAGTTATAATAATACAAGCGGTGCAATTTCGGTAACTGCTGCAGCATTAACAAAAGTTGATGATACAAATGTAACTTTAACTTTAGGTGGAACTCCTTCAACTGCATTATTACAATCTACTTCTTTAACTTTAGGTTGGAGTGGAACTTTAGCAGATTCAAGAATTACAAGTGCTTCAACATGGAATGCTAAAGCAGATTATGCTCCGAGAGTTCAAAGTGTAACAAGTTCAGCAACGGTAACACCAACTTCAACAAATGATTTAGTTAAAATAACAGCTCAAGCTACAGGCTTAACAATAGCAAATCCAACAGGCACAATGTCGGAAGGACAAGCTATGATAATAAGAATAAAAGATAATGGCACAGCACAAACAATAGCCTTTGGAACTAATTATCGGGCTATCGGAGTAACATTACCAACTACAACAACAATAAGTAAAACTATTTATATTGGTTTGGTTTGGAATGATACAGATACTAAATTTGATGTTTTAGGAATTAACACACAAGCATAATGTATTACAACTTAATACCTTTAATGAATAAGATTGCACCTGCATTTACGGTTGCAACAGGTGGAACTATAACAACAGTAGGAGATTATAAGGTTCATACTTTTTTAGCAACTGATAATTTTGTAGTTAGTCAATTAGGAACTGCTCCTAATAATGTAGTTGAGTATTTAGTTGTTGCTGGTGGTGGTGGTGGTGGTTGTTATGCTGGTGGTGGCGGTGGAGCTGGTGGGTTATTAACTAATACAGGTTTGGCTATTGCGGTGCAAAGTTATGCGGTTGTTGTTGGTAGTGGTGGAACTAAACCAACAGGTAATAATGCTGGAAATTCAAATGGAAATAATTCATCTTTTAATTCTTTAACTTCTATTGGTGGAGGTAAGGGTGGATTACAATCAACAATTTGTTCAGTAGGTGGAAGCGGTGGTGGTGGTGGTGGTGCTACAGCTACAACTGGAGCAAATGGAACGTCTGGACAAGGTAATAAAGGTGGTAATAATGATGGTACAGTAGCTGGTGGAGGTGGTGGTGGTGGTGCTGGTGCTGTTGGTGCAAATGAATCTGGTTCAATAGGTGGTAATGGTGGTATTGGATTATTAAATTCTATAAATGGAACAGCTACATATTATGCTGGTGGTGGCGGTGCTTCTGCATCAGGAGTTAAAGGCATTGGTGGTTTAGGCGGTGGTGGTAATGGTGAACTTTATAATTTAGTTACAGTTGCAACAAGTGGAACGACTAATACTGGTGGCGGTGGTGGTGCAATGCATCTTTTTAGTGCTTCCAATGGTGGTAATGGTGGAAGTGGAATAGTAATAATAAAATATAAATTTCAATAATGGCAAATTTTGCACTTATAAAAGAAAATATTGTAATAGCTGTAATTGTTATTGATAACGAAGTTATTACTAATAATGGAATTGAGGTTGAACAATTAGGTATTGATTTTATAGATTCTTTAAATATTAAAAGTATTTATGATTACGATTTGATAAAACAAACTTCTTATAATTCTAACTTTAGAAATACTTATGCTGGGATAGGATTTACTTATGATAGTATAAATGATGTTTTTATATCACCTAAGCCTTACGAAGATTGGATTTTAATAAACTATAAATGGGAAGCACCAATACCTTATCCTAGCGATGATAAGCAATATTTTTGGAATAATAACCAATGGAACTTAATTAATATATGACACAATTTGACATTCTTTTATGGCTGGTCTCGGGGTTGATAGCCATCTTATCTTTCATCGGAGCATTAGGGGTTAATGCTTTGATGAAGATGAGTAAAGACCTTAATGACATTAAAACTATGGTAATGGTCCAGGATGTTAAGCATGATAGTTTAGAACGCAGAGTTGAACAATTAGAACATAAGAAATGAAAAAATATAGCATCGAAGAAATAAAAGCACAATATTTATTAAACAATTACAAATGGTTTAGTGATATTAATTTTGTTGGAATACGTTCAAAAGCGGATTTACCTAATCAGTTCGATGACTTATTCGGAGTAATTAATAATGAAAAAATAGAATGGTTTACTTGTACAACTAATCCTGGTGTTCATTGGTTAAAAAACTTATTAAATCCAAAAGGAGCAGCATTATTAAAGCCAGCTCAATATGTTGATACTTGGAAAATAGGAATGCACCAAGGCAAGTATGAAGCGTTTTGTCAAGTAAAGCCAGTAACTGTTTATCGTGATAAAAACTTAAATGATAAAGCAGAAGAAAATCAAACTTTAGATACGGGGTTGTTTGGTATCAATATACACAGAGCAAACGAAAAATCAATATCTACAATAATAGATAAGTGGAGTGCTGGATGTCAAGTGCTGAATAATCCTGCAGATTTTAAAAAGATTTTAACTTTAGCAAAGGAATCAAAGAAATTAAATTTTACTTATACACTTTTAAAAGAATTTTAAAATGGACCAGGTTACTATTGTTGGCATAGTTGTCGCCTTAATAGGTGTACTCAAAGGTAAAGATGTTTGGGATTACTTCAAAAGTAGAAATGAATTAAAAGCATCGGGTAATAACAAAGTAATTACAATTTACGAAGAACAAATCAACGAACTTAAAAAGAGAATAGAATTATTGGAGCAAAGGATTGAGATGTTAATCGAAAAACTACAAAGTAAAATCACTAAAAGTCGAGGTAAAAAAGAATGAAAAATTTTATAAAACAAATATTACAAGATGAAAGCGGAGTAGTATCTAGTAAACGAGTATGTGGAATAATATGTACTGTTATGTTATGTGCTACTTTATTTGCTAATCAGTTTACACCCGAACACATAAAGCCTTCAGACACTTTAGTAGAATGTGTTACAGCATTAGCATTTGGTTGTTTAGGATTAACCACTATTGATAAATTTAGTACAAGAAAATGAAAAAAATAAAAGAGAATAAAGTTTTAATAATATTTATTACATCAATAATTTTGTGGGTTTGTTTTTTTTCACAATGTGTTAATTAATATACCTGATAACTTTGTCATGTTCAATAAATCAATTATTTTGTGCTTGATAACATTATGTGTTCATTTACTAATTGTTTGGTTTCTTTATTCTCCTTATAACGAATTAGGAATAATTAAAAACTTTAGAAATGAAATTGATAGTTTAAATAAAATAAATGATAGTTTGTATTCCGATATTAAAAAGAATAAAATTATTATAGATAAATACACTCAGGAGCTAAACGTATTGGAGAATAAAAAACAAACAGTAATAATAAAATATAAAACTAAAATAAATGAAATTGATACGCTTAATAATAATAACCTTGTTGCTGAATTTGACAGCATATTCTCAAAGTTTAATTATAAATAATAAAGATACTTTAATTTGTTTTAGTTCCGATAAAGCTAAGTTCTTAGCAAAGCAATATCATAAAGCTGAAGCATATTATTTATCAGATTCATTATGCCAGCAACAACTAATTTTTAAAGGTAACCAGGTTAATTTGTATAAAAAGAATGAAGATAAGCTACAAACTATTATCGGAAATCAAGTAACTATAATCAAGTATAAAGACGAAGAAAACAAATCACTAACTATTCAGATGAAAGGTTTAAACCTGGAGGTAAAGAAACAAAAGCGTTTAAAAGGAATCAGTATAATATTCGGAGTGTCCTGTTTAGTTTTTGCTTTAGTCAAGTAAACGTTCTTTAAGCATCCCCTCAATAAGAATAAGATAATTAATTGCATCACCTATTTTCTCCTCAATATATTTATCGGTATAGTTTACATCTCCATTATCAACTGAATCCAAAGTATCTTTAATGGATTGAAAGTGTTTAACAGCAAACTCCCAAGCTATTTTCTCGGGGCATTTATGAAAGCTAATACCTACTGACTGCTTAAAATTATGGAACTTATCGGAATCGGTAGAATATTCTTTGCCTTTCGATAACATAATAGTTTTAATCAAATCAATTCTTTTTTCAATAACTTTGTTAAAATCGGTTACATTCATTTGAATCCTTTGTTTTCTATTAAATAATCATACAGTTCTTTTATATCTTTATATTCTTCGTTTAGATCGGGTGTTCCATACATACCATTCATCTCGTATAAATAATAACATAAATGATAATCTCCATTTTCGGTTAATACTTCAGCCCATAACAAATCATTTGCTCTTGTAATTTCATCAAAGGTTTCTAATAAATCAATTTTTAAAGCATAAAGTTCATCTGATCTTTTATTGTGAGCGATTTGCAAATCAATAATTTGTTTAAATTTTTCGTAATTCATATTTTTTTTTGTTGGTTAATTTCTACATTAAAATTGTTTTTGTGGATAATATTACTTACTACCATCTTGTAATTGCATATCATTATTATTATCTATTTTCCGATATCCTTCTGACCATAAAGTTTTAGTTAAAATTACGCTGAGCTTTACAATATCATCTTCTTCAAGTTCGGGTAAAAGTATATGTAAACTTTCATGAGTTAATATTTCTAGGTGCTTTTTACCTTTCAATCTAATATCGAGTTCGATAAGATTAAGTCCGCAATGAGCTAGTCCCCATATATTCTCTCTGCCTAATTTTAAATATTTAACTTTAATTTTCTTATTCATATCAATAAAAATTTGTACAGTTGCCGTTAAAGTTAACAATTATATCACTTAATGCTCCATTTCGATGTTTAGCAACTATCAATTCTGCCTTACCAATAGTTGAGTTCCCAGCTCCATCATCCATTATGCCATAATACTCAGGTCGATAAATAAACATAACCATATCCGCATCCTGTTCAATAGCTCCCGAATCCCTTAAATGTGATAACATTGGTCGTTTATCATTTAGCTTCTCAACTTCCCTACTTAACTGGCTTAATAAAATAATCGGTATGTTTAGTTCTTTTGCTAATCCTTTTAATGCACCCGATATTTCAGCAACTTGATCGTTTGTACTTTTGTTATTATTACCTTTATCAATAAGTCCAATGTAGTCAATAACTATCATGCTTATATCTTTATCACGTTTTAATTTACGGGCCTTAACTTTAATAAAATTTATACTTATACCGCTTTTATCTTCGATGAATAATTGTGAGTTCGATAACTTAAAGGTTTCGTTTTTATAAAGTTCTTTTTCATAAGGATTCATTTTTTCTTTTAAAAATTTATAAAGTGGAATGCTGGTAATCTGTGAACACATCCTCGCATATAGTTGAAGCTTAGACATTTCTAAACTAAAGACTAATACCGATTTATTTTGATTTAAAACTGAATTAACAAAGTTAAGCATCAATGAAGTTTTGCCCATTCCAGGTCGAGCTGCTAATATAATTAAATCACTATTCTGCCATCCTGAAGTAAGTTTGTTAAGTTCAATAAAGCCAGTATCACAACCGATTAACTCGCCATCAACTAACTTATCAATTTTATCTAAGTGTTGGTCCATTTCAATAGCACAATCTAAAGCAGTAAAAGTTTTACTAATAGAAATCTTATTAAATATCTCGTTTGTATTTTTTTCGTTATCTGCTAAAAGTTCAAATACATCACTTGTTGATTCTTGGGTTTTTTCTAACAGTTCTGAAAGCTTATACATCATTTTTCTTTTGATATAAAACTCACTTAAAATTAGTATTTTCTCATCGAACCTATTTAGGATAGCATCATTAGTAAGCAAGGATAGGTCATAAAAGCTAATAGGATTGATTTTAAGCGTACTTTCTAACTCGTTTGATACATTTATAAGGTCAATAGTTTTGGATGCGTTATTTAAGCTTAAAATAGCTTTTGCAATTAATTGGTTTTTTTCATCATAAAATAACTCCTCGTGAAATAGTTCCTGAATGTACTTAAATTCACTTGAATTAATTAATAATCCTCCGAGGAATTGACCTTCTAATTTTGTGTTTGCTGGAATCATTTGAATGAAGTTTTTAGTTTTAGGTTAGATGAATTATTTTTATTGGCCCAGTTCTTAAAGTGGTTGCAAAATTCGTTAAAGTTAAGATAATCAATTTTAGAAGTTTTTTTAAAGTCTGCAATTTTTAAAGTTAATTTATCTTTTGGAATATTTAAAGATTTACTAATATTTTCAAAATTTGTTGAATTACTTAATTCTTTAAAATAAGTTTCAATATCATTTATATTTTTATTTATAATTATATCTTTATTTATATTTATAGGATGTATAACATTTGTATCATTTTCTTTTACATTTGTATTGTTTTCTTTTACATTTGTATTACTTTTGTATAACTTTTGTAATTTTCTTTGTCTCCAAACATCTTTTGCAGTTTCACTCATATTGTTTGATTTCTTATTTCTTTTATCCATTTCAGTTTCTATACGCTCATTATAAAAACCATGTTCAGTTTCTATAAATTTTGATCTTAATAAATCATTATTTGCTACCAATGAATTAAAACTAAGTTTATCAATTAATCCTCCATGCTGATGCTGAGAACATAATAATCTTATATAAATACCTATTTGCTCATTATTTAAAAACATTGTTCCTGTTAAAAAATCTGATGGGTAAAATAAAAATGCTGGGTCTTTCATAATAAATAAAAAATGCCTTAACTCCCTTTCGTGTGCAGGCACTACTCGGGAAATAAGGCAATAAATATTATTGTTAATTAGCTCCTGCAAGCCATAACTATTGCAAATATACTATAAAATTATTTCATAACCTAAATTAATAATAGTATTTTTTTTGAAGTACCAAAAAACCACATATTGCTGTTTTAAGTTATCGAATGCTAAGATAGGGTTGCTACCAGCTATCTGATGTACCATAAAGTATTCTTTGAGTGCGTGTCTTAATCCTGTCATAATTAGTTTTTTTTATTTGTTATTTTTTTTAATTGATTAAATATAGATTGAGCATTTTCACCCCAGTACATATCACATTTATTATCCTTAAAAGGTGGCTCTACAAAATACGATTGCATTAAAGATTCCTTGGCTGTAAATCTTTTGCAATTTTCTTTTATCGGACAACCTTCACCTTTGCATTTAGTAATATCCATTAGTCTTTTTTATAGGTTTCGTTATAATATTCATCGCATTCGCTTTGCATTGTAAATACCCCACAATCGTTATGACCTCTTATTAATGCCTTTTCAATCTGTTCTCTTTCTATTTCTAAATACTTATGAAAGTGATTAACAAATTGTTTGCCTTCCGATGAATAAATATTAAATAAATGTGGATGTAAATTTTCTAATTCACTAAATACTTCTTGAACTGCTGTTTTTTTCATGTGTTTAAATTAGGTTTTAATGCTGTGTTAAAATTAGGTTTTAGTATATTTTACCGTTAATAATTTTTAGATTGTAAAAAGTATAATTGCCTGTTTTAATTTCTAATTCGCAATAGGCAAATCCTGTATTCCATTTATTTATTGGCATATAGTAAGGAGTTTTACCACACAAACAACCAACAGAGTGAACGCTGAATACATCCCCATACATTGAAGCTTCAGTATTAGAACTTGTTTTGTGATAATGACCTACTACTACATTCTCTAAAGTTTTTAAAAACGTTCCTCGAGCTGGATTAACTCCACCACTTCCACCAAACAATTCATGTCCATGTAATACAGTTAGTTTACCAATACGAATAGGCCTTTTATCTTTTACAATCTCTATTTTTAACTCACCTAATTTTAATCTATTTTCTAATTTAAACTCAGGATCATCAAAAATTTCAGGTGCTTTTAAAAACAACCATTTCTCCCAACGTTCATCGTGATTGCCTAACTTAAAAACTATCTTAGCTTTCGGAAAGTGTTCACGTAATGAATTTAAAAAGATACGTACAGCTTCAAATTCTTCATGTACTTTACGTTGTCTCCAATCGGGTTGATGTCTGCTAATCCCGGCAAAATCCAAAATGTCCCCATTGATTAAAATACAATTTACTTTTTTCTCCTTACCATAATTTATTGCTTTTTGAATAGCTTCATTATCTTGATAAGGTATATGTAAATCTGAAATAATTAATGTTTTTGATTGCGAAATAATATAAGGTTCAAAGCCATCCGCATAAGATTCAGGCATTACAAATTCAATGTTTTGATCTAAGAACTCAAAGGTTGCTAAGTTTTTTTTTGCTGCTTCGCCTTTTTTACCTCGGTAATATCTTATCGAACTCCTTACTTCTTCAATATCTTTAAATTGTTTGTCGTTATCTTTATAGATTAAACGTGCCAATGTCATAGATGGTAGTTTCGGGAACTTAGTCAGATACGATTTAATTAAATTACTTACAAATTCATTTCTCATTATTTTTTTATTTTTAGTTTATATTCCTTAGCTAAATTAATTAATTCATCTTTGGTAAATTTATAACTTCTTGACGAATCAGCCATATCTTCAAGTTCCTGAACTTTATTTATTCCTATTTTCTTTACTAAACCTTTCCGATATTCGATAAGATTACCAGCTAATTGTAGGTTGCAATAAGAACATTGTTTATGAACGTTATCTTCGTTAAATATTAGTTTAGTGTATATTTCAGCTTTTAAATAGTGTCCAGCATCCCACTTAGCATCGGACTTATTACAACTAATACATGGTAGGTCTTTATCACGTTGACGAATATATATTTGAAAACTTACACGTGCTAAATTTCGCAACTGGATTAAACTTTGGCTATCTACTTTCATTTGCTTAACTCTCTTATTCACTTCCTTTTCTGAGTTAAATTCCATTGAGCAGATAGCCGAACAAACAACTTGCAAGGTATTGAATGGTTTATACATTTCGCCACATTGCTTACATTGTTTAAGTTTAATTTTCATTTATTATAATATATTAAAATTATATTTTCTTTGATCGTATTTAGTTAATTCTTTTATATCATTTTTTGATATTGTATAAATATGTTTCATTTGTGATACATCCCAAGCTATTATTTTATTATTAGGATATATAGGATTTTTTAACTTTGTAATATTTATCATGTGAACATAACCTATTTTATCATCTACAAAAATTAAATAAAAATTTATATTAGTTGTTTTTACAAAGTTTAAATATTGATTATATGAATTTATATCTATGCCTTGAGCATTCCAATTATTTAACCTTGCTTTTGTTTTAACATCTATTGCAATTACTTTTTCTTTATTTAAGGTACATAACATATCAAAATAATGTGCTTTATTTTTAGTAAACGGTCTATAAACAATCCAACCTTTATTTTCTAAAAGTTTAGTTATAATACACTCACCTAAATCTCCTTTTTTTAAAGCAACTTGAAAATTAGTCATATTAAAATTTATTTATATCATTACCAAAAACTTCCCATCCATTTCTTTTTTCTCTACTAAAATATTCTAATTTACGGCCTAATGTTATTTTTTCAATTATTTCAAAAAAAGAATCAGGTTTTCTTGAATGTTCTCTCCTTGGCTCATTTAAGATATCTCTAAATGTTGTGTTTTCCCAATATGGTTTTCCTTTAATGCCAACTAAACAAAATTCGCATTGCATTCTAAACCATGATCCCATTCCAATTTTTTCTTTATTCCAAACTAATGTTGCTTTATATTCTAAATTCCATTCTTTTAATATATCAAAAGCATCAGGTAAAAATTTATGTGTAGTCCAAAGTAAAACAACTGCATTATCCATTAAAGGTATTTTAATTTTTTTAATATCTATAATAGTCATTTCAGGATAAGGATTCGCAACTCTGCGACCAACAGAATCAAAAGAAGTAATATTTTTATTTTCTCCTTCATAAGGCCAAGGGGGGTCAACAGAAACAACATCAAATAAACCTTTTAATTCAGGTAATAAACCTTGTTCAATATCTACAATTTGTTTTTCAATTAATTCAATTCTAACTGCTTTTTTCTCTTCCTTTTTAATATCTTGATAAACTTGATTAATACTTACTTCACCAGTGCTTAATTGTGCTTTTACTTCAGGTGTTGCTTGTGCTTGAATTAATTTTACTTTTGCTATTGTATCATGCGAAACATTGGCTACTTTTGCAATTTGTGTTATTGCTTTTCGTTCCATTGGTGCTTGTTCAGAAATCTGAACAACCTTATTTTTACCACCCTCAATTTGTTGTTCTTTTGCTCTTTGACTAAATACGCTTTCAAGTTCTAAAGCTAAAACACTTCGTTGATAATTGCTTAAATTTCTTCTGCCGAATTGGTTGTTTATCATCCATTCTTTTACTTCGCTTTCATCTTTAAATTCTTTATCAATAGTTTTATATTCTAAGCCATGTTTAAAAGCTATTTGATATCGGTTATGTCCGTCAATTAAATATCTATTCCATAAAACTAAAGGATCACGAATACCATCTTTTAAAATGTTTTCTTCTAATTGCTTAAATTCTTCAGCAGTTAATGCTGGTATTAATTTTTTAAATTCTTCTTTTATTTCTATCATAAATTATTTAAGTAAGTTCTACATTCTTTTATTCTCGAGTACATTGATTCGATTACCTGGTTATCTTTTTTAATATGAAATTCTTTTATTCTTTTTGCTATCGGAATATTATTGTAACTGTGATTACGTTCAATTTCTTCTACAGCTAATAAGTATTCAGGATTCTCACTATCAATCATCCCCATCTTCCAACTTAATCTTCTTTTTTCATCTTCTACTAATTGGGTAGGGGTATCAATTAATACATAAGCTAAACAAGCATCATTCAATCCTGTTAATTCCATGTAAGCTTGTAACTGATAAAAGTATCCTTTATTCGGTATTTCGGTTTCGAAATGTGGGAATGTATAAATGTCCCAGCTACTTTTAATATCAATTACATTATCGGATACGATGTCAGGAGTTCCACTTAAAAAGTCATTGGTGTACCATTGTTCGTTCTTAGTATAAAAGCCACCTTTAAAAACTGAGTAGGTACTAATAGCAATGTCCTCAACTTCAAGTCCTTTCTCAACGTACTTATTAGTAAATTCCTTTCGGATGCCATAAGTTTTTTCGATAAACAAAGTCTTTAAATACGATTTACAGGTCTCACCCATCTCGTTTTTGGCTCGGCCATTAGTCATGATTTGACCAATAGCCGATGCTCTGAATTTTAAATCGTTAAACATTTATCAATGCAAGTTTAAGAACATTAGACTGAGGACCGCTAATTGTATAGTTCTCCATTGCTTCCTTTACTTTATCGGACTTACC